GAAATTGAGAACAAACTGGCAGATGTGTTGGCGACGATCATCGGCACGACCGTGAAGTACACAGAGTACACGAGACCCAGGGAACTCGCCAACATGTTGAGGTTCAAGAAGGAATAGTTGATGGCACGCGTATCCTTTGTCTTGTACACGTGTACGACTTGGGGTACGAACATGATTGAGATGAGTATCGAGCTCGTCAAACCGATTCCATCTATGACTTTATCCATACTTCTCAATATTTTCTAATGTTTAAATAGGTATGCTCAGAGTAATACTAGCGATCGTTTTGGTGTTTTGTCTCTTGATTCTCGTGAACAGGAAAAGAACCACCACCGAACGCGACTACAAATGTTTTTTACTCACGATGAGAGATCAACATGAGCGTTATGAGCGGTTTCTGAAAAGTCACGATAATAGCATTCCAGTCGAAATCATTTACGGTCCAGATACACGCAAAATTCAGGTGGCGAACGAGTACGAAGAGATCGTAGAACCTGAATACTTCGAAAAGGCGATCGAAATGCATTACGATCCCACCGTTCCTAGACCGGATATCACGTACTTCAATCTAGGTGCCATAGGGTGTTTTATGGGTCACATGGAGTTTTATAAGAGATGTTTCCAACAAAATTTGAAATACGCCGTCGTTTTCGAGGACAACGTCGTCGTCAAATCTCATCGACTGTACGACGAGATTCAAAAAGTGATAGACGAAAAGGGAGATGATTTTGAAATGTGTTTCTTCCACTGCCTCTCTCGTCTCCCCGAAGATACGGAAGGTTCTCTCGAAAAAGTCAGGTGGATTTCGAGTACTAAATGCTACTTGATACACGTCGAAAACATGAAAAAGTATCATAAATACTTTTTACCCATGGACAATCACGTCGACATGAAGCACGAAGATCTCATCGAACAGGGGGCTCGTGTGTATTACAAGGACATGCGTCGGTACATGAAAATAGATCGTCAACACAAGAGTCTCATCGGTCACAGTCACCATGGAAGACCAGAATTTTTCTCGAGGGTATATCCAGACGCACATCCCGGGATGTTACGTCGAGGGTATTAAGCGAGACGAACTTTCACTGGGCGTTCGGTTCTTATTATGGCAAGTCCCACGTCTAACAGTGTTTTGGCGAGTCTCGATTTTACGAGAACCACTGAGTGATCGATATATTTTTTCGAGTTTGGTCGGTGACTATCCAACACACCCTTCATGGAGAGAACCCGACCGAGAGAAACTCTCCTACATTCCGTGACATCTATCGTAAATATCACGGGGCGCCTGTACGTCCACGCGTGCGTAAAGAATGCATCTAAATCATTCGGTGTCGTCGTGTCTCTGATTTTAATTTTGTATTCTAAGACCATGTTATAATTAAAGATTTAAAAGTTCAATATATTATGGGTATAATATATAAATTGACAAGTCCAGAGGGGAAGTCATATATTGGTAGGACAATACAGACATTCAATAAGAGGATGTCTGGACATGTATACGGAAAAAGCTACTGTAGAGCTTTAAAAGATGCTATTGAAAAATATGGATTTGATACGTTTCAGAAGCAGATAATTTGGGAAGGTGATAATGATTTAATATCGGAAAAGGAAAAATATTATATCAAGGAATTTAATACTATTTATCCATGTGGTTATAATCTATCATCTGGTGGGGGAAGAGGTGAACACAGGAGTTGTGAAACACTTAAATTAATGAAAGAAAAACAAAGAAACATAGCTAAAAATCGGAACAATGGACTACTTGGCTACATAGTCGAAAATCACTCAAAAGTTGACGGGAGAATAACATCATGGACTGTAAAAAACAATAAACAAGGTTCTCTTGGTAATTTTAAAACAAAAGAAGATGCCGTGAGATTTCAATGTGATTATACCAGGGAACCTGATAAATATATAACTAATTACAGAAAACGAAGAGTTGCAAACAGTGAAGGTGGTGTATATAAAAAAAGAAATAAATGGATAATAGTTTTATATATCGACAACCAATCAAAATATTATGGAAGTTTTAAAACCGAAGAAGAAGCAATTCAAAAAAGAGATACTCTTTTGCATGACTGAGAATCATCTAAAAGAGGATGTGTTTGCTCCTAGAGGGGCTCGAACCCTCGACCTTGCCCTGTCTCAAACTGGATTTTACTCCATTCATATATACCGGTGTATAAGAGGCACGCTTCTGACCAACTGAGCTATAGGAGCACCTGTTTTACACATACTATTTAGTCGTCATTTCTTTAAACTCCTAAACAATGTCTAGATAGTCATCGAGTTTCAGCTTAGAATCACCACCCTGGATGAAGTTCGAGAACTTCTGAGCGGTTTCGAAAGCTTCTTTCGCCACTTTCACAGATAGGATAGTATCATAGGCGCAAGGCTTCGTATCTCGTATGACGAAACCCGGATTTATAGTTTTGATGTCGACATCCAGTTCCTCCTCCAGATAATCCACGATGTCTTGATATTCGCACGCTTCAGCGACAACGACGACGGCGTAGCCATTCGTTTCATAGTTATTCTTAATCTGCTTCATGGAAATTTTGTTTATTGTTTGATGGTTGAGAACATCAGTCACTTTAGAGTACTTCGCGTATGTGGCACTCGTGGAAAGTCCTGTGACCCGATCACCGGGTGTTTCCACAAAGACGATGGAATTCGTAGTCGTCGCTTCCGTGTACGCGTATTCGATGTACCTCGCAAACTCCTGAACCGCAGTCTGAAACCCGACGGATTCCATATTTGGAATATCGTTGAATATTGTCTTGGCGATACCCACGATGTTCGTGTCGATGCGATCGTCGAGCGCTAGACGCGCAGCGCTCTTCATGGATTCGTTCCCGCAGATACAATAGAGCCGATCGAGGTCACCCATGGTGTCGACGACCCTCTCGATATCGACGGGTTCACACGACACCCTCAGAATCGAGCCCGGACCTTCTTCGATTTTTTGGCGGGAAAGATCGACGCGGATGTTATTGTTTAGACCACGGAAACCCTCATTGAAACCGATGACTCTACTGTCCCTAGAATTTTCGAGTCGATGTAGAGTGTGGATAATGTCGTTGAAACCAGGACACACACCACCAGCGGTGCGGGTTCCTACGTTCATCTAACGTGTTATGGGCTAAAATGTTTATATATGTTAGAATGATTTACGTTATCGTACTTTTACTCGTGATCATCGCGTTTCTATTCACCATAGAACGTAAGGCTACCCAGGCATTCGAGCCTGACTTAGAACGCGATGGTCTCATTCTCATGGACACCCCGTCTAGGACCGACATCTTGAACGTACTCCCCGAGGGGTACGTCTTTCTGGACTACACGTACACGATACACGGGTGTACTCTGTCCACTTTTCACCGTGACGTGACTTCGAGTCAGTACGTGTTCAAGACCAAACACCCAGTGTACACGTTCATCACCTACGAATACGATGGACCCGCGTTATCCGTGTGTCCGGGAAGCCACAAAACTGCGCCGTTGTTATATTCGCGACCAGTCACCGTGAACGCAAAGTCCGTACTCTTCAACTGTGATGTCGTACACGCCGGGTCTATGAACCTAGAGAAAAAACCAAGAAAGGCGGTACAGTATAAGATTGCCCACGTCGACGATCTCGATACACTCAAACACCTAGACGGTATACGAAAGGTGAAACGAGGTGATTGTGACAAACGCACGAACGTCACACTCGACATGTTGTACCGAAAGCTTTCCATCATCTTTTCATACGTCATCAATCACCACATGACTCCGTATCTCCAGAATCGAGAGAGTACGACGTTGTGTAAACTCATCGGCGAAGAAAGATGTTTCTATAATGTATAGGGTCATGTCATTCGAGGTCGTGACGTACGCCAACACATCTCAGGGTATGTTCGAGGAATTGGTACACAACGAGTTTAACGTCCCCATAAAAGTTTTAGGTTGGGGTACCAAGTGGAACGGGTTTTCGGATAAATCGAAAGGTGTGATCGAGTATCTTCGAACGAAGCGAGACGACGACATCATCGTCTTCGTGGATGGATTCGACACGAAGGTACACAGAGCCCCCGACGATTTGTTAGATCTTTTCAGGGAATGTTCGTGCAGAGTTCTCCTCTCGAAAGATCCAAACATAACAGGATCCGTGATCACGAAACATCTATTCGGAACGTGTCGGAACGACGCTGTGGCGAACGCGGGCATGTACATGGGATACGTGAAAGAACTTCGTCAGGTTCTGGTAGACGAGGCGAACTCGAAGTGTTCGGACGATCAGGTGAATCTCAACACACTCTGTAAAAAATACGACTTCATTCGGGTCGACGAAGATGAGAAGATCTTTAAAAACTACAGTCCAATCAATCGAAACAAAGAGACGAACGCCATTTTCGTCTCGTATCCCGGATCACCGTCTACACAGAGATATCTCCGAGCCATCGTGGAGTACACACAGTTCGTTTATATGTACGTACTGTGTCTAATCGTCGTGGGTATAGCGACGTTTCCAAAATACAAAAACGTGTTAGTACCTCTACTCGTGGGTGTGGTTGGATTTTATTCTGTTCGCGCTGATAAGTCGTGTACGATTTAAAGTTCGGGTTTGATGTTCGCAGCGATCGTCGCGGCCGCGGCGCCCATCTCGGCCCGCTCCGCGATGATGGAGACAATCTCACCAATCAGAATCGCCTGCTGAGACATCACGAGAAGTTTCGCCATGTTCGTCTTGGGGCTGTAGTCACCGTATCCCACGGTACTCATGGTGGTGAACGAAAAGTAGAATGGGTCGATGATACCCTTAAATTCGAAAGCCTTGGGGTTTAGACGGTGTAATATCGAATACACGAGACCGTACATGAGAGTAATACCGAAAAGAATCATAAGACGTTCCATCTTTACAAATGGTGTAGAAAATTATTACACTTCCATCGATTCTTGCCTGGGTAATTCCGTGCTTCGACGTTTGAGTCTCAAATTCCGGACACTCGAGACCCATCTCGATACGGGGTTCGAATTCGATATAGTGGAAGCCGCGTCGTCGCTCATGATGATACTCAGGCCGTTACACACGTCTGGTTTGTTCTCCTTATCGGGGAATTCGTGATTAAACGCACATATAGAAATCGCTGGAATATCTGGCGCGTCGTCGAGAAGACGGTCGTATTCTTCCCTCGCTTTCGTGACGAATTCTAGCACGTCGACACGCTGCGTAACATCTAACGACATCTCCATGTCGATATTCCGGTAAAATTTGGAATATTGGATACACATCGCGGAATGCGCCTCGGCTAAATTCGCACTTTGACTGAATTTGCTTATGGATGTGAGAATACCACCCAGAACGTTGAGAAATGCGAAAAAGTATTGGATGATCATGATTCTATTTTTCATCTCCACGGAGACATCTTCATTTCCACTCGGATTGAGAACCGCAAAACCACCGACACCTGTGATACTCGCGATGATTATACTCGGGTATGACAAGTAGTCGTGTTGTTTTTTATAGTACAGACGTGCGTGGTTATGAAGCCATCTGTAGCCCGCCGCCTTTTCCGCCCAGCGAATCAGTAATTTTTCTTGTTTTTCACACCAAAAATGTTCAACCTTTTCTGATTCTCCCATACGGCTGATGTACACGGATAAAATTTTCTCGAGTGATTGTAAAAGATGTTTGGTTTCATCACACGTCTCATAGGAAGTGTCATGGTCGCATGGATGATGCTCTTCGCGTGTTGTGCTTCTTCTATATACGCAATCAGAAATTTCAATCTTTTCCAACTCATCAAGGGTCTATTCACCCAAGTATACAACATGAGTAAGAGACGTTCTCGAAGATAATTTTCTCAGGGAATTACAACAGTATGCGATGATCGGTTCATTGTTCATACCATATCTGACGATACTTCTCATGCAAATTTCGTCCTGTCTGTCATCGGTGTATGCCGCGATAAGGTTCAATCCCGTTCGACTACTGACATGGATCTACGAACAACTGAAGAAGGGGGTTCTTTACATCGTGAAGAAGGTTGGTAGTTTCGCGGAAAAGGCACTCAATAAACTCAAAGATATCGCGAAGGGTGTTTTGCGAAAAATTAAGGCATTCGTCAAAGGTGCCATACGAAAGGTCGGTAACATGGGTAAGAAGATCGTGGGTAAGGTTGCCGGTGCGGGTAAAAAAATCGTCCGTGATGTTTCCAACGCGGGTAAAAAGGTCGTGAGGCAGGTGTCTGGTCTCGGTCAAAAGGCGATACGGGAAGTGAGTGGCGCCGGTAAAAAAATAATAGACGACGTCGGGGGGGCTGGCAAAAAGATCGTACAGGAGGTTGGGAGCGCAATCAGGAGATTTTAATATTCTCACATAGTAGGTACTATGTCCGCGAACATAATCATTTTACTCTCACTCAGTTCGTCGTGTGCGGCATCGGGGTATTTCGCATGGAGTCAATTCAAACCCGTCGAATGGTTCGAGACGTTCATAAAAAACTTACCAAAGTACATCGCACGACTGGCCAAGTGGATATTCAAACTTCTCTTAGGTGTGCTCGAGAGTATCAAAAAAGCACTCGTGGATGTCATCAGGAAGGTTGGCAAGGCATTCAAGAAAGTGTTCAAAGATATTCGGAGAGTGTTTAGTAGTATAGTGAGGAAGGTATCGGGTGCGGGGAGAAAGGTCATACGAGACGTCACGAACGGTGGCAAGAGGGTTGTTAAGACGGTCACGGGTGCCGGTAAAAAGGTTGTCGACGATATCGCAAACGGTGGGAAGAAGGTTGTGCGCGACATATCGGGTGCCGGTAAAAAGGTGATCGATGACGTCGGGAATGTTGGTAAAAGAGCGGTCGGTGAGGTCACAGGTGCCTTTAATAACATGGCCAATCAGGCTGAGAAGGCATTCAGGGACGCACCTCAACGAGCATTGAGCGAGGCGAGAAGACTTTTCAGGTAAATTTTTTTACCGCCTTATAATAAAACAAGATGTTATACAACATCATTGTTTTATTAGCACTCAGTGCGTCTATGGCGGCGTCGGGGTTTGCGGCTATGAAATATTTCAAACCCCTCGAGTGGATTAAGCAGTTCATAACACGCATACCCATATACATGAAGAATGCGATCATGTTTCTCTTCAGTGAACTCCTGAAGGGTATCAAGAAACTCGTCAAATTTTTAAAGAATTTCGGTAAAACCCTGAAAAAATTCGGTATGAACATCATACAACAAATCAAGCGGGGTTTTCAGAAAATACTGCGAGAAATCTTAGACGGTGGTAAAAAAGTGGTGAAAGCCGTAGCTGG